CAAAATAAAGATTATATCTATCGCTATGTTCTAGTTGATAGATTTAAACATACATCAACTGCACATCATGGTTTTGATAAAGACTTAGAACTTACAGAAGCTGAGATCTTTGCAGCAGTAAAACCTAGGCAGTTAAGACGTAAATATATTATAAAGAAAGTTTAATATGGCATCAGTAGTAGATATTTGTAATACAGCTTTAAATCAATTGGGTGCTACAACTATAATATCCCTTACAGAAGATTCAAAAAACGCAAGGCTTTGCAATGCAAGATACACAAATGTTAGAGACGCATTATTTAGAGTTCATCCTTGGAACTGTTTACAAAAAAGAGCAACACTAGCTGCAGACACAGCAACTCCTGATTGGGGTTATGCAAAACAATTCACATTACCATCTGACTGTTTAAGATTACTTACAGTTTTAAATTATGATTATGATTATAAAGTTGAAGGAAGAAAAATTGTAACGAATGCAGGATCAATGAGTATTTTATATGTTGCAAGAATTACAGATCCAAACGAATATGACGAATCATTAAGAGAACTAATATCAGCAGCATTAGCAGCAGACATTGCTTATGCAGTTACTTCATCTAATCCTGTATCTCAAACTATGATTGCAATCTATCAAGATAAATTAAAAGATGCTAGATTTATAGATGCAACTGAGGGACAAAATACATTATTAAATAGTGGATCAGCAGATATTATAGAAGCAAATACATTCCTTAACTCAAGGTTTTAGTAAATGGCTAAAGTTGCAGTACAGCTTACTAATTTTACTGGCGGAGAATTATCACCACGTTTAGATGGTAGAAATGATTTAGCTAAATATACATCAGGTTGTAAGACATTAGAAAATTTTATTGTTTATCCTCATGGTTCAGCAGCAAGAAGACCAGGTACACAATTTGTAAATGAAGTAAAAGATTCTTCAGCTAAAACAAGATTAATTCCTTTTGAATTTTCAACAGAACAAACTTACATACTTGAGTTTGGTAATGAGTATGTTCGTTTTTATAAAGATGGTGGATTAATACTTGGAGAAAATACTTCTATTACAAATGTAACAAAAGCAAATCCTGCAGTAGTAACAGGAAGTTTTGGTTCAAGTGCATATCCAGTAATATCATCAACAGCAACATTTGCAGCAAGTGCTACAGGAACAACACATAGCGTTACACTACCATCATCAATAGCATCTGGTAATTTATTAATTGTTATTTTAAGAGTTGGTACTGGTACAGGAACAATCACAGCAACTACACCAACAGGCTGGACAGTTTTAGGATCTAGAAATTCTACTGGTATAACTTATGCTTTTTACAAAATTTCAGATGGAACAGAAGGAGCTACTTTAGATATCACTATATCTGCATCAGCATTTTTATCTGCTATCAGTTATAACATGACAAATTTTACAGGTGTTCCTGAAATTTCTTTCGCAAGTACAAATGTAAATAATCCTCCATCTATATCAAGTTCTTGGGATGCAACTAAAAGTACATTTATATCAGTTCTAACAAATAGAAGATCTGATGGAAGCACAACAACAGCACCAACAAGTTATTCAGGTTTACTTACAGCAAAACCAACATCAAGCACATCAACTACTAGAGTTAGTATTGCAACAGCAACTAGAGATTATGAATCTAAAACAGATGATCCAGCAGCATTCACAACATCTGGAACAATAGACACACCTCATTCAGCAACAATAGTTGTTAAAGGAACACAAGCCTTATCTTATGCAAATGGAAATACAGTAATCATTAGTGGCATTGTTGGAATGACAGAACTTAATGATAATAGATATAAAATTGCAAACGTAACAACAACTACATTTGAATTACAAACTCTTGCTGGTGCAAATGTTAATTCAACTTCTTATACAACATATACATCTGGCGGTATTGCAAATCGTATTTATGAAATAGTAACACCATACTTAACAGATGAATTAGATAAAATTAGCATAGCTCAATCAGCAGATGTTATGTATATTTGTCATCATAATCATCCTGTAAAAAAATTATCAAGAACTGGTCATACAAATTGGACATTAACAGATATTGAATTTACTAATGGACCATACTTAGATCATAATATTACTGATACAAAATTAACACCAAGTGCATTTAAAGGAACTGGAATTACAATAACAGCAGATTCAACTGTTGGTATTAATAATGGTTCTGGATTTGTAGCTGGTGATGTTGGAAGATTAGTTCATATTGGTTTTGATATTGGTCATGCAAAAATTACATCAATAAACTCTACATTAGAAGTTGTAGCAGATGTTATTGAACCATTTGCAACAACTGATCCTGGAGAATTAAGTAAAGATACAAGTGATTCAGCAACTACTATTGAATCATCAACTGTTAAAAACTTTCCAGATACAGGAACTATAGTTATTGGTGATGAAGAAATAACTTACACAGGAAAACAAACATCAGCACCACTTGCTTTTACTGGTTGTACTCGTGCAGCAAATGGAACTACAGCTGTTAAACATTATCAGTTTGATAAAATATTTAATAAGTCAGTTGAAGCAACAGATGACTGGTCATTAGGTGCATTCACAGAAACAAATGGTTATCCTTCTTGCGTAACTTTCCATGAACAAAGATTAGTATTTGCAGGAACAAAAACTAGACCACAAACTTTATGGTTTTCTCGTTCTGGTGATTATGAAAACTTTAATGAAAATTATCATTTAGAAGTAGCTGATGATGATGCTGTAATTTATACTATTGCATCTAACCAAGTTAATGCGATTAACTTTTTATCTTCTTCTAGAAGTTTAATTATTGGTACAACAGGTGGAGAGTTTGTTGCATCAGGAGGTGGTACAGATGATTCTATTACACCTACAAATATTTTAATTAAGAAACAATCAAACAATGGTGTTGCAGAAACACAAGCAGTATTAGTTGGTAACGTAACTTTATTCTTACAACGTGCCAAAAGAAAGATTAGAGAACTAGCTTATAACTTTGACGTAGATGGATATGTCGCACCTGATCTTACTATTCTTGCTGAACATATTTCTGAATCAGGAATTAATCAAATGTCATATCAACAAGAACCAAATCAAATTGTTTGGTGTGTAAGAGATGATGGTCAAGTAGCTGCTTTAACATATCAAAGAGAACAACAAGTTGTTGCTTGGCATAGACATAAATTTGGTGGTGCATTTGGATCTGATATTGCAGTTTGTGAATCCATTGCAACAATTCCAACTGACGATAAAGAATATCAAGTATGGGTTATTATTAAGAGAACAATTAATGGTTCAACAAAAAGATATATTGAATACTTAAATACATTTGATTTTGATGAAACAGATAACACAACATTTAATTTCTTAGATTCTCAATTAGAATATGCAGGAACATCAACAACATTAAACACAACAATAAATAGTTCAGCTACATCAATTGTATTAGTAGATGCAAGTTTATTTACAACAACTGGAAGAATTAAAATTGATAATGAAATAATTACATACACAGGAAAATCTACAAATACATTAACAGGATGTACAAGAGGAGTAGAAGGAACTGCAGCAAGTCATACAGCTGCAGCAACTGTTAGTCAGGTTGCATTAACAATAACTGGCTTAACTCATTTAGAGGGACAAACTGTAGGAGTATTAGTTAATGGTGCAACACATCCTAATAGAACTGTAAGCAGTGGATCAATAACTTTAAACGCAAGTTATAAAAATGTTAAAGTTGGATTATCATATACTTCAACATTACAAACAATGAGATTAGATGCTGGTGCTCAAGATGGAACTTCACAAGCAAAAACAAAAAGAATATTTGATATTACATTAAGACTATATGAAACTCTTGGTGCAGAAGTTGGACCAGATTTAGATCACATGGAAACAATTCCATTTAGATCTTCTGCAGATCCTATGAGCCAAGCGGTTGATGTTTACACTGGTGATAAGCAAATTGAATTTAGAGGAAATTATGAAACTGATGGATATATATATATTCGTCAAACTCAGCCTTTACCTTTAACAGTTTTATCGCTATACCCTAGATTAATCACTAATGACGCATAATAATATGAATCAAAATAAATTACTTATAATTCCTTATGTATCTAGTCATGGTAAAATTATATTAGAATCTCAAATGAATCATAACTTATCTCAATTAGATGCTGAATATATTAATCAATCTGCAAACTTAGAACAAGAAAATATGTCATTCACTTGTGTTATTGGAGATAAGATTGTTGCATCAGCTGGTATTAAAAAGATTTGGAATGGAGTTGGTGAGGGTTGGGTTCTTGCTACATCTGGAATTTGGAATCATCCAGTTACTATTGCTAGAGCAATTAAAAAGAATTTTGAAAATGTCGCAAGAAAAAATAATATTAAAAGAGTTCAAACAGCTGTTCATGCACAGTATGGAATTGGAATTAGATTTGCTAAATGGTTAGGTTTATCTAATGAAGGTTTAATGAAACATTATGGTTTAGATGGTAGTGATCACTACAGATTTGCGAGGATTTTCTAATGGGAATTGAAGCAGTAATAGCTTTAACAGCATTACAACTTATACAACAAGAAAACGTTGGTGATTTCAATCAAGCAGTACAAGATAGAAATGCAAAGATTGCAGATCAAGAGGCAAAGCAAATTGCTCAACAAAATGTTTGGGATCTTAATCAATTTAATCAAAGATTTAATCAACTACAAGGAACGACTGTAACTAAGATTGCAAAGTCTGGTGTTACTGAATCTGGTTCTGGACTTAGAGTATTAAGAGCTAACGCTGAACAAGCAGAACTTAATAAAAATATTATGGAATATAATTCTCAAGTTCAATCTGGAAAAAAATTAGAACAAGCAAATTATTTTAGAATACAAGGAGATATAGCTCAGATGAGTGCAAGATCAGCTCAATTAGGAACATTAGCCTCAGCTGGTTCATCTTTACTTTCAATGGGTGGAGGATTTCCTGGTCAATCTGGAAGATTAGATGGTGCAACATCTTATACTCAATATTATTCTAATCCAACAGGCTACTCAGGATCATTTTAATGCCAAAACTTCCTTTATATGAAAGTCAAACAAAAATAACTACAGAGGTTCCTGGAGTTCAATCTAATATCCAAATGCCATTGGATAATACTTTAGCTAAAATTGGTGCTAGCATAGCTGATTATTATGTTAAAGAAAAAGAAATTGCAGGAAAAGCTGAGGCAGATCAATTATATATTGAAGCACAAGCAGATATATTTAAAGCTAAAAAAGAAGCTGAATTACAAACGAATCCAGAAAATGGTATAAAATATTTTGATGAAAAGTTAAATTCAATAGTTGAAACTTATTCAGGAAGAGCATCAAATAATTTTTCAAAACAATATTTTCAAACAAATATAGCAAAAGAAAGACCAAATTACGCAACAAGCATTTTAACTAAAACAAGAGATAACTTAGTTACAACAAGAACAGATCAAGTTGAAACAAAGATAAAAGGAAAAATATTTGATACTATTAATTCAGGAAATCCATTTTCTTTTTCTACTCTTTCACAGGAAGTATTAAATGATTATAATCAATTAGAGGTTGATGGTTTAAAGGGTCCACTAGATGCTTCTCAATTCAAAGAAAAGTTACCAATGATGATTGAAACTGAAATGGTAAATAAAGCAGCTAACAATAATGCTTATGCAGCATTAATAGCTCTTGACGATGCAAAAAACTTTACATCAATTAAAGGAGACGACAGAGAAAAATTAAAACAACAATTAAGAGTTAAGGCTGAGTTTCAGTCTAAATCTATTAACATTGCTGAGGGAGAGCAAAGTTTAGAATTTAAGAAACAAGTTGCTAAACAAATACAGGGAAATAACACTTATAGAGGATTAGATACAAATGAACTTTCAATATATTACACTAATAACCAAGATCATAATCAGCAGATATTTGATTATAACTCAAAGTTTGTTACTGGAAATATTAGTAAAGATACAAGTTATTTTACTAATGATAAAATTATAAAGAAAATTCTTAACAATGAAATTAATCATCCATTTGATAAGTTTATTTTACCTGGAGAAAAAACTGCAAGAAGCGTTACAGAAAGACTTGGTGATGGAACTATTAATAGAGAAGATGATGCTTTTATAAACAGTATATTTGAAATTAAAAATGATACTAAGTTAAATGGTGCAAATCAAGAATTCTTTAAATTTATGGATAAAGTAAATCCATTAATATCTGGATCTTTTTCTGCTAAATTTTTTGATGAAAACTACAATGGAAGATTATCTACTTTTAAATATGATATGTATACAAAGTTTAATGAAGGATTAAAAAATAATATTCCTATTACAAGTTTATTAGATGCTAAATCAGAAAATTATATAGCTAAAAATTTATTAGATTATGCTCAAACAAAATCAGATTTAAGAGATTCTCTTTTAAATTATGCAAGTAAAAGACAAATTGAATCACAAACTCCATCTCCAGTAAGAATACAAGGAGAAACTTACGAACAATGGCAACAAAGATATAGAGCATGGAAATCAACACAGATGAAATAAATGCAGCAAGGGAAGCTGGATTTACAGATCAAGAGATAAAAAATTCTTATGCTGACGAATTAAATGCAGCTAAAGCAGCAGGATTTACAGATCAAGAAATAAATAAACAATTTAATTTTCAACCTGTTGATGATGGGTTATTTAAAAGTCTTTTTGAAACTGCAAAGAAAAGAGTTGAAGAAAGACGTGCCACAAAAGAAGCAGTTCAAACAGCAATTGTTGGAGAAAAATTTGATGGTGATTATATTCTTTCAGAAATATTTGGAACAAATTTATATAATTTAAGTTATAGAGCAGCTACTGGTAAAGGAACTCCAGATGCTCTTAATATTCCTCAACCTAAAGATTATACTTGGACTGAAGAATTTTTAGCAACAGCAGGAAAGTTAGCAATAGAATCGCCATTATATGGTATCAGTGCAATTCCTGGTGCTGTGCTTGGATCTCTTGGTGGACCAATGGGAGTTACAGGTGGAGCGTCATTTACTGGAGCTGCTATACCAACAGCAACAAGATCTTTATTAGTTGAGGTTTTAAAGAATCAAGATGAACAAAAACCATCTGATATTGTAAAAATATTATTGGAAAAATCTTTAATACAAGGAACAAAAGAAGGATTAAAATTTTCTGCTTCAATGCTAGCACCAATGGCAAAAATACCTGGTGTAGGAGTTTTAGCTGAGAATTATTTAACAAGAGTTGCAGCTCAAATTATTGGTTATGAAGGAACAGGAATAGCTTTAGATAGAGAACTTCCAAGTGCTAGAGAATTTACTTTAAACTCTACCTTCCTTGCTTTGCTTGGCATTAAACTTCCAGGTAAAATAGCAAGAGATAAAGCTGAAACTACATTTGTTGAAACTGGCAAAACTCCAACAGATGTTACAATGGATGGGATGAAAGATAGAACTATAGTTGAAGATTTAGCATCTATTAATAATAAAACACCAAGAGCATATAAGGATCTTATAGATTTAAAGCCAGATGAATTTAAAGTAGAAACAAAAAAAGTAAATGAAGCAGAAGTTGTAACTCCAAAAGTTGAAAGATTTGATGATCCTATAGCAAACAAAGCTGCAGAAAATATTTCTTTTGAACCTACAAAAAATCCATTAACTGTTGAGCAGATAAAAGAAACAGCAAAGAAAGCTAAAAGAAAATTTATTATTGAAATAGTAGATCAAAAATATCCAGTGCTTGAAGCATTGAGAGAAGCTGGTGTTAAAACTAAAACAGGAATTGAAAAATTAAATCCGTATGAATCTCTTAGAATACAAGAAGGAATGAGTGGTAGAGCTAGTTATTTTATTGAACACAAAACATTAGATTTTAAAACATTGACAGATAAGGGACCAGGTTTAATTGAAATTGTTGAACCAATAGCTAGTGTTTCTCAAAAAGAATTACAATTATTTAGTGCTTATCTAGCAAACAGACATGCTTTAACTCTTGCAAAAAGAGGAAAAGAAACTGGAATAGATATTAATAATGCAAAAAAATTTGTTGAAAAATATTCAACTAGAGAAACATTTAATAAAAGAACAAACGAAAAATCTACATTTGAAGCAAGAGCAAAATTAACCGATCAACTTCAAAAAGAAGTTTTAGAATATGCTAAGGATGCTGGTAAACTACCAAAAGATGCTTATGACGCATATTTAGAACTTAACCAAAATTATGTTCCAATGGCTAAAGAATTACCAAAGCCTGGTCAAACAGGATTTGTTAAAGGTGCATCTAATCCATTTAAAAGATTAAAGGGATCTAAACTTAAAATAATAGATCCATTAGAAACAATGGTAAAGAATATAGACTTTATTATTAGAGCATCAGAACTTAATTTGGTTAAATCTAATTTTATAGACGTTATTATAGATGGAAAAAAAAGAGGATTGTTCCCAGATATAAAACAATTAAAATCAAATTTAAAACCTATTGCAGTATTAAGAAAAGAACTTGAACCTATTTTAGAAAAAAATCAAATAGATAAATTATCAGATAATGCTGTAACTCATTTAACAATATTTAGACAGGAAGCTGTATATCCAAGTGAAACATCTATTAGTTTTAGAAAAGATGGCAAGTATCAAGTTTGGGATGTTGGTAAAGATTTGGCTGATGCTTTTAGAGTTATGGATAATCAGGCAATAAATATATATCAAAAATTTATGGAAGCTCCAGCTAAGTTATTAAGAACAGGAGCTATTGTTGATCCAGATTTTGCTATTCCAAACTTTCTTAGAGACACTGGAAACGCAACATTTTTATCAAAGGTTACTTTTATTCCATTTGGAGATTCACTTAAAGGATTATTTTATATTGCTTATAAAGGTAAGGAAGAAAAAGCATCTGAACCATATAGAAGATATTTAAGAGGTGGTGGATTTAATTCTGTATTAAGATCAATTGATAGAAGTATTTATGATGGTGATGTTCACCAAATACTAAGTCAGGGTAGAATTAGAAATGAATATAAAACAATACTTGGTCCAGCTAAAGCATTAACAGATATATCTGAATCAATGACAAGAGTTGGTTTAAATGAAAAAGTTTATCAAGCAGGTATAAAAAAAGGATTATCAGAAAGAGAAGCGATTGAAAGAGCTACATTTGAACAAATGAATTTACTAGATTACCAAAAGAAAGGAACTCTTGGAGCAACCATAAATAGATATGGAACATTTTGGAATTCTCGTGTTCAATCAACAGCAAATATAATTGAAGCATTAAGAGATAGACCAGGTAGAGCATCAGCTGCATTATTTTTTACAGCGGTTCTTCCATCAATAGGATTTTATATTTATAATATGGATGACAAAGATTACAAAGAAATACCAGAGTATATAAAGCAAAACAAATGGTATGCTAAGGTAAATGGAATTGGAAGATTTTATCCTAAAGGATATGACGTTCAGGCTTTTGTTTCAAGTTTAATTGAAAAAACTTTAGACTATATAAGAACTGATGATCCAAAAGCATTTAGTGAATTTGCAAGAGATTTCATAGTTCAAAATGGAAAACAGTATAATCCAATCCCTATATGGATTAAACCACATTTTGAAAATTTATTTAACTACAGTATATTTAGAGATGCACCAATACTACCAGCAAATGCTCCTAAAGATATGAAGAATCAATATTATTCAACTGAATATACAAATCCTTTAATTAAAAAATTAGCTGAAAATTTAACTGAACTTGTTGGAATAGATAATTATTTTGCAAATCCAATTTATTTAGAAAATATTTATGATGGTTATCTTGCTGGATTAGGTGCAAAAGCAAAAGATGCTTTAACTTATATATCTATAAATTATGGAATTATAGATGATCCAATTAAACCATCAGATGATTTGTCAAAAATACCAGGAGTAAGAGCATTTCAAGCAAAAGATATTTATGGAAACTCTGCATCTGTTCAAAAGTTTTATAGAAGAATTGAAGAATATAAAAAAGATTTTAATACAATTGAATATCTAAAACAAACTGGAAACTACGAGGCTTTATCAAAAGAATATAAAAAATATAACTTTGATATACAGGCTATAATTGATCAAGAGAAACAAGTAAAAGAAGCAGGAGATGGAATTAGAATAATATATAATGCCAAAACAAAAGGTGATGGAACCTTGTGGACTCCAGAAACGAAACAAGAAATAATAGAAGATTTATATAAAGCTAGAATAGCAGCTGCTCAAAGAGGTTTGAAAATATTAGGTATGCTAGAAGAAAATAAGAAAAATAAGAAAAATAATAAGAAGTAATAGACATAAACAAATTAATATAATAAAGAAACTTTATGACAATATCCTCAACTACAGTAAAGAATAGCTACAGTGGTAATGGTACTACGCTTATATTTACATATACATTTAAAATATTTCAAGACTCAGATTTAGAAGTTATCATTAGATCAGCTAATGGAACTGAAACAGTTAAAACATTAAACACACATTATACAGTTGAAGGAGAAGGTGGTTCATCTGGTGGTACAGTTACATTCTTAAAGAGCATACCTGATTATGATTATACACCATTATCTACAGAAACAGTTATTATAAGAAGAAACATTCCTCAAACACAATCAATAGATTATATAGCTAACGATCCATTCCCAGCTGAATCGCATGAAGAAGGATTAGACAGAGCAATGATGTCTTTGCAAGAAATGCAAGAAGAATTAGATAGAGCAATTAAATTATCTAGAACAAATACAATTACATCAACTGAATTTTCTCAAGATGCTACAGCTCGTGCTAACAAAGTATTAGCTTTTAATGCTAGTGGAGAATTAGCTGTATCTACAGAGATTGGAACATACAAAGGTAATTGGGGTACAGCAACTGCTTATGTTGTTAGAGACATTATCAAAGATACTTCTAATAATAATATTTATATTTGTTTAACTGCACATACCTCTACTGGTTCTCAACCAATATCTTCTAATGCTGATTCTGCTAAATGGGGATTAATTGTTGATGCAGCATCTGCAAGTTCTTCAGCTAGTGCAGCGTCTTCTAGTGCTAGTGCAGCTTCTTCTTCAGCTAGTGCAGCATCTTCTAGTGCTAGTGCAGCTTCTACATCTGCTTCTAACGCATCTACTTCAGCGTCTAATGCCTCTACATCTGCAAGCAACGCTTCTAGTTCTGCATCAGCAGCTTCTACAAGTGCATCTAATGCTTCTACAAGTGCATCTAATGCAAGTTCATCAGCAAGTGCTGCTAGTTCATCTGCAAGTTCTGCTAGTACATACGCAACTAATGCTGCAAATTCTTATGACGCTTTTGACGATAGATATTTAGGAACTAAAACATCAGATCCAACAGTTGATAATGATGGCAACACATTATTAGATGGTGCTTTATATTGGAACACAGCTGTTAATAGAATGAAAGTTTATGATCTAGGTAATACAACTTGGAATTATACAACTCCATCTTCATCTGATCAATCAAGTATTAATACAGTTGCTACAAATATTTCAAATGTAAATACAGTTGGTACAAATATATCTAATGTTAATTCTGTTGCATCAAATTCTACAAATATAAATTTAGTCGCTGCAGATATTACTAATGTAAATAATGTTGGTAGCAATATAACTGGAGTTAATTCTTTTGCAGAAAGATATAGAGTTCAATCAAGCGATCCTTCTACTTCATTAGATCAAGGAGATTTAGTATTTAATACATCATCATTAGTTTTAAAATATTATGATGGAAGTGCATGGGTATCTGTATCAGGTGCAGGAGGTAGCGGAATAACTGACATTACATCAACAGATGGAAGTGTTACTATTACAACTTCAGGAACAACAAGAGATTTAGCAGTAGTTGGTGGTGGTGCAACAAATTTAGTAGCACAAGTAAGAAATCAAACAGGTTCAACTTTAACTAAAGGAACAGTTGTTTATATTAGTGGTGCATCAGGAAATAAAGCATTAGTATCTAAAGCTAGAGCTGATGTTGAGGCTACTTCTGCAAGTACATTTGGTATAGTAAATGCAAATATTTCTAATAATTCAAATGGATATGTAACTGTAAGAGGAGCTTTATCTGGATTAAATACATCAGCATATACAGATGGAGATACTGTTTATTTATCACCAACAACAGCTGGAACATTTACAGCTACTAAACCTTCTGCTCCAGATCAATTAGTTACTATTGGTGTTATTACTTATGCTCACGCAAATCAAGGTGCAATAGAAATTACAATTCAAAATGGATATGAATTAAGTGAATTACATGATGTTGATGTTACATCAATAGCAAATGGAAATGTATTAATTTACAATTCAACTTCTGGTTTATGGGAAAATAAAGCACAATCAAATATTACAGCAGGTGCTGTTACTAATGGAGTTTATTTAACTGACGCACAAACATTAACAAATAAAACTTTAACACTACCCGTTATATCTTCAATATCAAATACAGGTACAATAACATTACCAACTTCAACTGATACATTAGTTGGAAGAGCAACTACAGATACATTAACTAATAAAACATTAACATCACCAGTAATTACTACTGCACCTTCTCCTACATTTACAACTGCAATAACATTAAATGCTGAAGCTGAATTAAGATTAGCTGATGGAGATAGTTCTAATTATGTTGGTTTTAAATCACCTACTACAGTTTCTGCAAATAAAATCTGGACACTTCCTTCTGCTGATGGAACTTCTGGTCAAGTATTACAAACTAATGGTTCTGCTGTATTATCTTTTGCAACAGCTGGTGGTACACCAACAATTCAAACTTACGATACAGGAACTGCGGCTACTTGGACTAAACCATCTACAGCAAATTTTGTTTTAATTGAAATATGGGGTGCAGGAGGTTCAGGAGGAAAAGGTTCTGCAGCAGCAGCAATGGGTGGAGGTGGAGGTGGAGGTTATAATTTTTATCAAACTGCTTTTTCTAATTTATCTGGTACTGTTTCTTATACAGTTGGTGCAGGAGGAAGTGCTCAAACAACTGCTAACACAGCAGGAAATAATGGAGGAACAACATCTGTTACATTAAATAGTTTTGGTGGTGGTGGTAACGTTACTATTAGTGCATTTGGTGGTAATGGTGGAGCATTTGTTTCTGGTGGTGGGTCAAATGGAGGAGATGGTGGTGGTGGTCTTGGAACATTCTCTGGTACTGCTGTTGGTGGAGGTGCTGGTGGTGCGTCTGCAGATGGAGGAAATGGTGGAACTAGTTATTATGCTGGAGGTGGTGGTGGAGGATCATCTAATAGTGCAACAGGTAATAATGGTAATGGAGGAAGTACTATTTTTGGAGGAGGCGGTGGAGGAGCTGGTGCTGAAGATTCTGCTCCTGGAGCAGGAACTGGCGGAACATCTCAATTTGGTGGAGCAGGTGGAGCAGGTGCTTTTGATTCAAATGTAGGAACTTCTGGTACAACTCCTGCAGGAGGAGGTGGTGGTTCTGAAGTTGGAAACTCTGGTGCTGGTGGTAGTGGTAGAGTAAGATTTACTTATTGGTAATATATGACAACATTAGCTTTAATAAATAATCAAACAAATATTTGTGATAATGTATCTTCTGATGATAGAGAAGCAAATGAAATTAATATTGAAGGTTATACTGTTTTAGACTTAGACAATACTCCAGTTATTAATTGGTCTTGGAATGAATCTTTAAATGATTTTGAAGAAGTTGAAAGCATTGGTAATGGCGGAATTGGCTTTACTTATGTTAATGGAAAGCTAGTATCAAATAAACCTAACATAGAATAACATGACAACAACATTAATAATAATATCTTTAATCATTGGTTGCTATCTTGGATGGAAGTATGAGCAATCAATTAATGATATTATTGAATCAATTAAATTGCACTTGAATATAAAATAGTTAATACCATATACGATTCATTAACCAATGGAGAATATTATGTTAAACTATACTGATATTAAAAACTACTGGAGCAAGTTCTATGCAGATGCTTTTGAAGATGCAAAATCATTCTGGAAGAACTACGCAGACACAGTAGAAAAATTATACAAAAAATAAATAAATTATATTTATAAAACAATAAGTTATAAAAAATAATTTTATTTACTTATTATTCAATTAACACTATCTGGCTTTTGCCAAACCAACTATAGGAGTTAGCATGGCAAAGAAATCTAAATCAGCAGAGGATATAATCTACCAGATTAAAGATCTGCTTGACGATCTAGAACTCAAAATTAATCCTGAAGATAATTGGGATGAAGATGAGGATCTTGATATAGACGAAGACGAAGAAGAATAGTCTATATAATAGGGGTGGTGAATAGCCACCCTTATTTTAAACACAATCTATAATTGACTTTTTATGCACAGCCACTATAGGTGGTGTATGAAAAGAAAGCAAAAGACTACATCTGCTACATCAATTCGTTTATCTGCACATGAAAAGATTTGTGCTGAACGAATGCAAACACTTATTAAAACAATAGATGAATTAAGAGTAGATGTTAAAGATCTTCGTAGTGATATGAGTAAGGGAAAGGGGATTATTTATTTTATTATATTCCTTGGTGGTATTGCTACAGCGATTGGTAGTTTCTTTCAATTCAGATAAACAACAAAGTAAAATTACTGATGAAGAAATCAGACAAGGGTTTAGTATCTGAGGCATTAGCACAAGCACACTTTGCTAAAGATCCAGATTTAATTGTATTCACAGCATTAGGTGGAGTTGGTCCAGTAGATATAGTTACATATAATATTAAAACAAAAGAATATCACAACTATGACGTTAAGACTGTGTCATATAGAAAATCAAATACTAAATATGCACACAAAAAGAACGATAGAATAAATAGATCTCCATCTAAAATACAAAAAGGTTTAAACGTAACTATTGTTTATGTATATGAAGATGGTAAAGTAGTTGTAAAATAAAACAACTGGAGGGTTATGTACGAAGATCTTAAATCAAGAATTAAACAACATGAAGGTTATCTTGGTAAAGTTTATGTTGATTCATTAGGCAAACAAACAATAGGTTATGGTCATTTACTTACAGAAGATGATGATTTTGCCGAAGGTATTATTTATGACAAAACATTATTAGAAGATATATTTGAAAAAGACTTTGCTATTGCAGTAAAAGGAGCTACAGAATTACTTAAAGAATACACAGTTGCACCATTAGCAAGAGAAGTAATCATTGAAATGGTATATCAATTAGGTAAGACTGGAGTGGCTAAGTTTAAAAATATGTTTGCAGCTTTAAAAGAATATGATTATACAAGAGCTGCTGCAGAAATGTTAAACTCAGCATGGTATAGACAGACACCAAGCAGATGCGAAGAGTTGTCAAACCTTATGAGAAGTTGTCATTGATATGTGGTGGAGTATAATACCTACGTTATTTAAAACTGGTGCTGAGATTTATAAAAATAATAAGCAATCAGAATTATTAGAATCAGAAGCTGAACGCAGATACTTTGAGCGTATGGCTAAAGGTGAGATTGAATATCAAAGAGATGTCTATGAGGATCAGCAAAAAGGATGGAAAGACGAATTCGTTTTAGTCATTGTATGTATTCCAATTATACTTTTATCTTATGCAGTATTTAGTGATGATGTTAATATTAAAACTAAACTAGATTTATTCTTTGATTACTTTGGTAAGTTTCCTACATGGTATCAATGGTTAATCGTTGGTATATTCTCGGCAATCTATGGATTGAAACCAACACTTGATATGTTTAAAAAATGAGTGATCAAATAATGACAGCAGGTGGAAGCAAGTATAGTAAGAAAGTTTCTTTACTATCTCAACAAGGATCTAATATTAAAGTAAAGATTAAAAGCAATGGCAAAAAAAAACCTAAAAGCCATTTAGTAAAAAATACAAATGGCTAAAAGAAATCTAGAAAATAAATACATCAAGCCACCTACTAAGAAAAGAAAAGGAAGACATACTAAGAGAGTTAATAAAAACAAAACTTATAAAGCATACGTTGGTCAAGGCAGAGGATGATACAATTATTATTAATGAAAATTTCTACCTGGTTAATGCCTGAGCCTAAAAGAAAAAAGCGTATAGTAAAATTTAAAAAGGTTATAAAAAAAGGTAAGAAGTTTATATGAATCAAAACAAAATAAGCAAATGTATTTTTTGGTTAAGAATGGGATTCTGTTCTTTACTTAAACAATGTAAATGTGTTAACGTAAATGAGGATGATTTTAATCCTTTTAAACAAAAAATATAATGGTTAAGAAATTATATCAAAATCCTCAAGGTGGTTTGAACGAAGCTGGTCGTGCATACTTCAATAGAAAAGAAGGATCTAATTTAAAAGCACCAGTTAAATCAGGAACAAATCCAAGACGAGTTTCTTTTGCTGCAAGATTTGGTGGAATGAAAGGATCATTACTAAGTAAGAATGGAGATCCAACTAGATTAAAGCTAGCACTCAAAGCCTGGGGATTTTCTAATAAAGAAGAAGCCAGAGCTTTCGCTGCAAGACATAAAAAAAGTTAATGGCTAATAAAAAAGTAATACTTAAATCATGCGGTAACTGTCATATCTGTGGCAAGGAGCATATGTCAAATGAAGGTGGTTGGGTTATCAATGCTGAAAAATTAAACTTCTGTCATTCATTAGATAATAGTTGTTATGATATTTACTTTAATAATGTAAGAGCAGCTGAGAAACAAAAGGTTGTAAGCAATACAGAAAATGATAAGAGAATGAATATGTACATTGAGTATTTAAAAGCTCAGAAGTGCAAACACAAATACCAAGGAGAATAATATGCCATTGAATAAAAAAGGAATGAAGATTGAAGCAGCATTTGAAAAAGAATATGGTGCTAAAAAAGGCAAATCAATATTTTACGCAACAGTAAATAAAGGTAAGATCAAAGATGTTAAAAAGAAAACTGGCAAGTCAATGCTTGCGAAGTAAACAGCTTGCAAAATAATTATCAAGATGAAACACAATAAAAAAGAACATACCAAGAAGCACGAATCAAAAGAAGGTTATCATGAAATGCCTAATGGTTCTTTAATGAAAGGTAAGAAGCATAAAGATAAAATGGTTAAAGGATTTAAATCTTTGCTATCAATGTAATATGGAATCTAATTATCACAAAACAAAAGAAGGTAAGATGGCTCGCAAAGGTTTGTATTATAATATTAACAAACGCAAAGAAGCTGGTACATCAAGATCTAAATCCGATTCTACAATTTCTAAGAAGTCTTATAAAAGTTTATTAACTGGTTTCAAAAAGTAATTACTTTACGCTATCCATTACGTATTTATATCTATTCCAAATAACATCATCTGGTTTCCAGAAATGTTCTTTATTAATTTTCATTCTAACATGATGGATCATAGTTGTATGATCTCTGTTACCAAGGATAACTCCAATTTTTGTAAATGGCATTGCGTACTTATCTCTTAAAACATTTATAAGAATTGATCTTGCTATAACAGCTGACTGTATTCTAGTCTTAGCAATTATTTCATTAACATTTATTCCAAGTTGATTAGCAACTATAGTTAAAATATGTTTAACATTCTCAGGTACAATAACGTCGTTAATAGTTACATACTTAACAACCTCTTTAACAACTGTACGTTTATATCTATAGTTATTTCTAAAATATTCTCTGGCTAATTTATATCCAGTTCTAAATCCAGCTCTATACAATTTTCTTTCTCTACTATCTAAATTGGCAAAACTACTATTGGTATATCTTAGTTTAATTTGTTTTTTGAATTCACTTGGTGTCATTGTAACTATCCTCTTTCTGTCTAATGCTTGTTGATATAACTTTTACTTCTCCTATCTTAACCTTAATAAACAACCCACGTTTATTTTGATCAATGGCATGTTCGGCTGTGTCAAATTCTTCTACATAAGTAAAATAACATTCACATTTTTTAAGCCTTATAACTTTCATTATTTCTTTTTTTGTCTAAGCTGCTTAGTCATCTTGCAGTAGATAGATAGATCATCATAGCTGTCTGCTTTGTATTTCTTTGTGCATCTATAAAGTTTAAGTGCCATCATTATATGACCAACATCTTCAGGTTCTAATGCAACTTTAATTTTATTAAATAAAACAATAGAGAATAGTTCTGCAAGTAATGCAAAGTTTTCTTGGTAATCTCCATACTCTTGATTACGTTCTTCTATAATTCTCTTCTGAATTTTTTCTTCAATATCAATGAAGTCTGTCTTGCTTACCATGTATATATCCTTTTCTGTTTTTTACTCTACCCCTAGGGAAACAACGTGAAAGGGTAGGCATGACTGCCTGATGAAAAACCCTAGGGATAGAGGTAATAATAGTATTACCTACTATTAGTATTGTCTATTACCGAAAGACTTATTACTTGTAAATGGTTTCTTTTGAAATCCACCAGCTCTAAATCCTCCTTGTTTATTTTCTCCTGCTGCTGCTTGTGCTTCTTTTTTAGTTATGATCACAGTGTAACCACCTGTTGGGTTACCTTCTATGTCAGTTCCGTCATATGCACAGTAGTCGTACCACTCATTATTAATATTCACGTTCATTTTCCAATTTTTTCCTTCTGGAGCTTTTGGAGAATTAGGTGCTACTAATACTGGTTGATTGTCGCCTGCTTTTTTATTTAAGTTAGGAACAAGATTTAAATATATCTTATTCTTTGGTTGCTCGTTCATTATACCTCATTTTGAGTTGTGATCTCATCACGCTTACTATTAAATTTATTTAAAATAGAATTGTAAGTTGCGAGATCTTTTATTTTTATCTGATCAATTAGTTCTCTGTTGGCACGCCAAAGGAAATCTAGTTTCGCTGTGTGCGGTGCGTAGTGAACTTTCTTAATCAGTTCATTAATTGTACCTTCATCATATCTAATATTTGCTGATGATGTACCTTTAGTATTCACAGGCTGTACTGGAATATCTAATTCCTCATACTCTTCTTTTGAAGTTACATCCTCAAGAAGAATACCCATGAAACTTAAAGCTCGTGTAATAGCAAATGTTTCTGCTATCTCAATATAACCTGGCTTATCTCTAAACTGTTTAGAGTAACCTGTTGCTATAATATGTTCTGGATCACATTTAGTTATAATACATTTCATTATAACATAACGATCCGAATGTTCCTGCATTACGCAGTTGATACCAAACTCAGTACCAAATACTTCTCTAAAGTATTTAATCTTGGACCACGCTGATACAGTTTTCTTTCCATGTTGATTAACGTATGAGCCATTGGCTGCACACAAGTCATTAACTTGCTTTATTTTTTCTTTCATTGTTTCCTTTAGTTGTTTTTTCTATTGAGCAAGTATGAGCAAATACTTCTTTTGATTTATAGAAAGTACCATACTTATTCTTGCCACTTGACTTACCTATGTAAGTTACTTTGTCAAATAACTTATCACATATTCTTGGAGAATAAGAATCAATTTCATAGCCTAAATTATAGACTGTGCCATTCATTAATATTATTGTAAGAATTACTTTCATTTAGCAATTAAATAAACTAACAATATAAATATTGTTATTACTAAAAATATTTTAATAAACATATTTCTAAACTCCTTATCTTCTTTTTCTTTTAGTTTACGCATTATAATATCATGACGAAACTGTTGTTTAATTTTGTCATGTTGCTTATGATAATAATTTATATCCATATTTCTACACATCCTTCCATAACGAAGCTGCATCCTCAATCATCTCAGGCTGTAAGTCTCTCCACATAAAACTTGAAAAGTCTGGTGGAGGAATTAACTGAGCCATGCGTCTTACATCTCCTTCACATGCTATAACTAAGTTCTGTCTTACTCTTGCTTTCTTATAATCTTGATCAACAAGAAATTTTAAATAGTCTGGTTTTAATTGTTCGCAACTATCTTGTGTAAACACATTAAAAGAATCCTGATTAACATAAAGCAAATGAGGAATTTTATTCGTGCTATGAAAGTAGAAGGCAACTTGCTTTAAGTGGTTTATGTCAGGATTTTTTGGCAAGTAACCTTTGGTCCAGCTATACCCTGCTTTGGTATCTGACTTTCTTTTGCTGCGGTGTTTCGTCTTAAGCTCCACAAATTTTTTACGATCCTCGTAGTCAAGCCTTCCTAGTTTTGGAAGAATTAAACCATCAAATTTATGAGTACAATATCTTTCGGCTGCACTCTCGTCATCTAACTTAATGTCTTTCAATGCAGCACAAGTAATTTTTATCATGTCAACAATATAATTTTTTGTGTCTTCGTGTTGCTCTTTGTCTAATTCATTATGCGGTTGATAAGATGAGTATGCTTTTAACTCATCTTCAATTATTTTATCTAATGATTGTTTTTCATTAATCATTTTTTTCTCTGCATCATAAAAATATTTAACTGCAAATCTTTGCGAAGCTCTACCGATAGATACGCCAGCTACCATTCTGAATGAAATGTTTTTTTCACGTCTTTTGTTTTGATCCCAATAGCAATAGTTCACAAGCCATAAAGCATCATCCATTGCTTCTTGTGAAGGTGAGCTGTGATCTAAATTTAATTTAGAATAATATTGTATGCACTTATCTTCGTCTATTTTTATTGTCATAAAACCTTTCATTGTTTCAATAACCAATAAGATTATTAACAGAATAAGTCAATCACTATTTTTAAATAATTAATTTGACATATAAACACTATGGTTATATAGCCATATTTAAACAGAAAGGTAAATATGAATAAAGAAAGATACTTGCAACAAATAGCATTAGACAAGTACATGAATAAATATGATCATTTCATGGCTGGTATAATTAAAAATGTTGCAAAAGAAAAGTCGTTTAAAAAAATAAAAACAGAAATGTTTTTTGCTGTAATTAGTTTTATGAGAAAAGATATTGATTACATTTTAAAAACAAACAAAATAAAAAAAATATGAATAAGTATAAATCACAATTAAATAAACTATTAAAAAAGTATCATAGAATGTTTGATTGCTTTGGTAATAAAATAAAAAGGAAAACTAAATGAAACACAAATTAGCACAATGGCAGGAAGAAAAAAAATTTAAAAACAAAGATGCTGCAAAATTTTTAGGATTAAAAGGAACTAATCCAACAGTTACTTTGTTAAGGTGGAAAAATTGCCAACGCATTCCACATCCACGTTTTATGAAACAAATAACTAAACTAACTGGCATCACTCCAGTGGACTTTTATGAGGCATGGTATGAAACACATAAACTTTGATAAAGTTATTATAAGTTGGCTGGATATAAACAG